CCCCACTGGCCGCCGGTGACCTCCCAAATGCCGCCCCCCGAGGTGGCAACCTTCACCGAGCCGTACTGGTCATCCCCGCCGTGCAGCAGGTCGACCATGAACTGGCGCACGTCCTCGGCGGGGATCCAGGCCGCGCCCAGCCGACCGTCCACCTCATCAATGCCCAGGTCGGCGGGGATGACGTCGCGCAGCGCATCAACGTTGGCCTGGAAACGGGCATCATGCTTGGCGGCCTCGGTGGCGGCGGCCAGTTTGCGGCGCACGTTGCCGGACAGGTAGGCGGCGGCCGGCTCCAGGGAACCCGCGGCGCGCACCGACTCGCCGACAGTGTCTAGAGGCGTGCCCCCGGTAGGCAGCTCAATACCGACGTGCTCGCCGTAGCGGCCGGTCAGACCAGCCAGCCCGGACGCGTCTTCGATGTGCGCCCGGAAGGCGGCGTCTTCTTCCGCGGCGGACAGTGGGGGCTGCTCGAACACCAACGTGCCCAACCGCTGCCGGGCATCAGCCTCGTCGGTGCCCAGCATGGCGGCGATGGCTTTGAGGTTCACCTCACCGTAGGTGTCCAGGGACAGCGCCAGGGCATCGGCGGGGTTGTCGGCGGTGGTGGGGATCTCCCGCGGGGCGACGGCGCGCTTGGTGAAAATGTTGGTCTTGGTGCCGGTGCCGGTTTCGGGGTCGTACACCTCCAGAGCGCGCACGATCGCCGACATGGGATCCCGGCGGAATCCACCCTGGGCTGGCCGGTTTTGCGCGCCAGTCTTGGACAGGGTGTAGCGGTTGATCGGCTTGTAGCGTTTGACGTAGGCGTCGTAGCGGTCGTTGAGGTCGCGGCGCAGCTGCCGTATCTGGGCGGTGTCGCTGACGTTGGCGGCCTCGGCGGCGAGCAGCTCGCGCAGGGTGTCGCGCAGGCCGATGAGTTGGCGCAGTTCCTCAGCCTGGGTGGCGGGCACCGGGAAGGGCACCGCGGCGCCGCCCACAACCTGGGTGAAGTTGCCGTCGGCGTCTTCGGCGATGTGCCCGTCGTGCAGGTCGGACGATTCGGCGATCGCCGACGGTGACTCCAGTCGCGGTGTGGCGGCGATACCGGCCGTTTCGGCGGCGTCGGTGATGTCGCGCAGCGCCTTCGGGAGGGATTCCGACAGGTCGGTGTCGCCTTTGACGATCAGATCCCCGGTGCCGTAGCGACCTTTCTCGGCGGTCAGGTCGCCGAGCACGTACGCAGGATGGTCCAGGAAGTACTGGTTGACAGGGATGTCGTGCCCGTTGATGTCCGTGACCGGGGCGTTGATCCAGTCCTGTGAGGTGAGCGGTTCGGCGTCGGGCTCGCGGCGCCGGAAAATGAGCACGTCCTCAATGACCGAGGTGCCGGCCGTTTTGGAGTGCGACCCGGTGGGCAGGCGCACCGCGCCGATCAGGTCACCCATCTCCGCCATCTGTTTGCGCGCGGCGGAGTTCTTGGAGTCCAGGGTGTAGCGAGAGGTGAGCAGGGCGCACACGCCGCCCGGTTTGGTGGCCGCCAAGGACTTGAGAATGAAGTGGTTGTGAATGGAGTGTTTGCGGCCGGGGTTGTGGATGCGGTCGACGAGCTTGAAGTCGCCGAAGGGCACGTTGCCGACCACAGCATCCATGGATCCGGTAGGTAGGCGGGTGTCGGCGAAGGACTCATTGCGGATGGTGGCACTCGGATACAGGGCGCGAGAGATCGCCGCAGTGGTGGAGTCGAGCTCCACGCCGATCATGTCAATGTCGAGATGACCGGGGCGCAAGCCGATGAAGTTGCCCGACCCGGAGCCCGGTTCGAGCACACGCCCGCCGTCGAACCCCAAATCTTGCACGGCCTGCCAGATGGCGGTGATCGCCGCCGCATCCGTGTAGTGCGCGTTGAGGGTGTTACGCCGCGCCTCGGCCCACTCTTTGTCGTCGAGCAGTCCGCGCAGCTTCGCCCGGTCGGCGGCGTACTCGGGTTTGTCGTCGTCGAACACCTCGGGCAGCCCACCCCACCCGGCCCAGCGCGCCAGGGTGTGTTGCTCCTCCTCGGTGGCCGGGCGGTGCTGGCGTTGCAGCTCGCGCAGCACTTCCAGGGCGGCGATGTTCGCGTCGAGCTTGGCACGCTTACCGGCCGGGGCCAGGTCATCGCCGTTGACCGGGCGAAAGTCCTGCCCACCCTCGGTGGGGATGGCGTCGACTTGCCCGCGGTCGCTGGTGGGCTGTTCGTCGGGCAGCTCGGGGGTGTTCTCCGCAACTGGCTCACCGTCGGCGGCGGTAGCCGCGTCGCGCTGCGCCTCGGTGACCGGCTGGTCTACTCCTGCGTCGGGCTGTTCAGGTTGTCCGGACTGTTCGTCGCGCCGTTCAGGTAATCCGGCCGTTTCGGCAGTGTCGGCATCTGCGCCCTCTGCGCGTCCCGATTCTGCTGATCCAGTTCCGCGCTCGCCGCCGCGAACTCGTTCATCGCCGCGGTCAGCGCCACGTCGCTGCTGTCCGGCAGTTCCGGGGGCAGGCTCGGGTCCGGTGTCGCCGGCAGCGGGTAGTCGCTGTCCGGCCAGTTCGGGGGCACGTCGGCCAGCAGTGTCTTGCGCATCACCAGTTCTGTCGCCGCCTGCTGCGCGCTGGTCGTCCGGGCCAGCTTCGCCGCGAACGTCTCCCCGGGCTGGTCCGGTCCGGCCAGGCTCGCCGCCACCTGGTCGATCTCCTGCGCCGCTTGTTCCCCGAGTGTCCCGAAGAACGTCGCCTTGTCCTCGATTCCCTCGTACGCCTTCGGTAGGTACTGCTGGTACCACTGCTCCGCTAGCGCGGCCAGTGGACTGCTCGCGGTCATCGGCTTCTCCCGCCTGTGCGCGGTCCTGTTGCTCCCTGATGATGCCGCGTGCCTTAGCCCACAGCGGCGACCGCTCCGGGTTGAGCTGCTGCGCTTTATCCAGATGCCCGTGCGCGGTGTCGAAATCGCCCTCATCGGCGGCGGCGCGGGCGGCGCGCATGTGGTTTTGCGCCTTGCCCTGCCGGGTGTCGCCCTCAACGTCGGGCACGTTGCGCCGGACGGCTTGGCGGGCGGCCAACGCGTCGGCGACATCGCCGTTGTCGGCATCCCGTGCTTCACCGCGAGGCGGTGTCGCGGGGTTTTCCTTCTCGTAAGCCGCGACGATTTTCTCGTCGCCAGGGTGGGGGTAGCCGCTGGCGATGCGCTGGCGGGCGGCATCAGCGTGGCGCTGCGACACGTCACCGAAGGGGCCGGTATCCGGCGAGGGCTTGGACGGCGCGGGGGTTGAAGCCGAAGACCCAGGGGGTGGCTTCGCAGTCCCCTCCGAGGTGTCCGCCCCCGCGCCGGGCGTCACCGTAGCAACGCCCTCGACGTGGCCGCCGTAGTCCTCGGGGTTGCGCCCGCGGGCCCGCAGTTCGGTGTCGATGGCCCCGATCGCCGAGCGGATGCGGTCGCGTTCGATGCGTTTGGCGGCGCGGCGGGCGCGGGCCTGCTCATTGCGGGTCGCTTTGCGCTGGTCGCGTAGGGCTTGCGCGGCGGCGAACAGCATGCCGGGCTTGATCCGGCCGGCGGCGATCGCGGCGTGCAGATCCCCGTCATTGTCGGGGCCGGTGATGGCAGTGCGGATCGCAGCGAAGGCGGGGGAGTCCGCGGGGTGTTTGGCCAGCAGTTTGTCGAACCGGGTTGCTGCGGCGGCGATGGCGTCGTCGTCGCGGGGGGTGGCGTTGAGCAAATCGCCCAGGTCTTCGGCGGCGCCGGCTAACCCCGGTCGGGTCTTCGGGGTTTTAGGCTGCTCAGGCGTCCCGGCTTCTGGGGTGCCCCCCACGCCTGGAGCCGGGGCGTCCGCTTCGTGCGCCTTCGCCTTGGCGGGCTTGGACTGGTCGCGCCGGGACAGTTCGGTTTGCAGGGCGAGCTCGGTGACGAGGTCTTGCCGGTCGGAGCCGAGCTGCTCGTCGGTTTTGGATTTGAGCGCGGCGGGGTCGGCGTCGAGAAGTTTCTCTACCCGGTCTTGCCGGCCGGCGGCCTCGGGGGTGAGGTCGAGTTCCCCGTCGGGGCCTTCGATGATGCCGAACTCGTCGGCTTGCGGTTCGGCTGTCTCAGGCTCGGGGGCGCTGTGGTCGTCGAAAGCGCCCCCGGCGGCGCGCTGGGCGGCTTCGTGCGCCGCCCGGTCACGCTCATTGGCCGGCAGGCCCGCGGCGGCGTCAGCGGCGCTGTGGGTGGCGCCCTGGGCGGCGATGGCGTCGAGGCGGCGTTGCACCACATCGGAGGGGAGCACGAGGAGGGCCTGGGCGACGTCGTGCGGATCCTGGTCGTCGGGTAGGCCCATGCGGGTCAGCGCGTCGGCGAGGTCGTCGGTGTTGCCCTCTTGGATGGCACCCTCGGCGTCGTACCGGGCTTGGCTGGTGTCGGCGTGCCCGGCGTCGAACGGGGTTAAGGAGGTCAGGATCTCTTGGACGGCTTGCTGATCTTTGGCTTTGGTCTTGGCGTTGGCCCAGCGCTTTTTCCGCGCGGCGACGTTGCCCCACGGGATGCCAAGTTCCGTCAACTTCTGTAAAGCATCGTCGATTTGCGCGGCGGGGATGTCGGGCGAGGCCGGGGGGAGGGTGCCGGCGTTGGCGGTGTCGACGATGACCCAGGCTTTGCCGTTGTTGACCGCGGCGAACTGCCCGTCGGGGGAGGCGTGCACGTCGGCGCCGGGCGCGGCGAACTGCGACAGCATGTTCATGCTGGTGGCCGCAACTGCGCCAGCGTGCTGGTTGGACTGGTCGTGCTGGGCGGTGGCGAAGTCCTGGTACCGCTGGTGCAGCGCAGCGAGTGCAGCGGCGACCCCTGGGCGGACGGCGGCGGGTACGGGGGTAGGTTCGCCGGGCGCGGGGGCCCCGAGGGTGGCTGTCTGCCCGACTCCAGTCGGGGCCCCCGTCGCGCCGGGCAGCTCTGGTGGGGTGTCGGGCAAGGCGTAGCCGTTGGCGTTGGGGTGCCCGTTGGGGCGGACGGTGACGGGGCCTTTGTCGGCGGTTTCGTCGGCGCGGCTGGTGGTGGCCAAAAATTCGCGGGGGCTGGCGGCTCGGCCCTGTCCGCGGGGTTTCATGCCCAGCTTGATGGGGGTGCCTACGGGCAGGCCCCAGAACTGGGAGTCGCGGACGACACGGCGCCCTGGCAGAGCCTTCACGTCGAGGATCCCCTCGTCGGGTTGACCGGAACGCTGTTCAGCGTACCATGTCACACCGTCGGAGAGGGATTTGACTCCGGTTAATGTTGCTAAAGGGTGCGCCCCGTGCAACACCTGCGACCACTCGTAAATGTCGTAATCGTGTAAGTAGCGCAGGCCGCGGCGCATTTTCGCCCCACCCGGCCGCACCTTATAGCCGATAGAAAAGCATTCCTCGGGGCCGTAGAATTTCGCATCTGAATAAGCATCCCGGCCGGCTTGCTTATCCATGTTGTACTGGGCTTTGATCAGCAAACCACCCGCGGCGGCCGGCCACGGCGCCCCATCCGGGGTCTTTTTCGGCAACCGCGGATCACCGGGCATCAACTCCTCGGAGTAGACCAGCTTGGAGACCTTCTGCCCCCAGTTGTGATCCGTGACCCCCTTCGGCTTAAGCCGCTTTACCGCCGTACCCAGGGAACCGGGCACGATCACGTCGCCCACCTTGTCCGGCACCCCGGACACCGCCACGATCGCCGTGATGGTGCCCTCGGCATCGTCGTGGCCGATGACACCAGTCAGCGGGGACGTGGTCTCCTCTTTGGGCAGCGCCTTCCACTCCAGTTCGCCCAAATCCGCCGGGTACTGGTCATCCTCAAGATCGAGGCGGGGCTCGGTGGTGGTCATGCACTCACTGGCTCCAGATCGAAAAGGTTGCTCACATCGCCGTCACCGTCGGCTGGCGGCGCCGCGCCGCCACCCTCCGTCGCGCCAGTGTCGGCGTCGGGGCCCGGATCGGGGACGAGACGGGAACCGAGGCTGGCCAGCCGGGCGGTGTCCGCCATCAGGTCGGCATGCTCGTCGGGCCCGCTGTCGGTGCCGGCGTCCCCGTCGGCGTCCATCTCGTCTTCCAGGGCGGCGAGGTAGCCGTCAACCCAGTCCTCGACGAAGTCGTTGCCCCAGTCGTCGACACCGGCGTGCAGCGCCGCCATGTCGGCGTCGGTGTCGTTGACCAGCATCGCCGCGGCCTTGATCTCGGCGTCCTCGGGCCACGCCAGGGCTTTGCCGCCGACCTTCAGTGCGCGACCGACGTTGCCGGCGGCGGTGTGCGCTTTCGGGCCGGGCCACTCGCCGGTGGCCATCTTGTGGATGTTCGCCGTGAGGCCGTTGAGAACGCGAGGATTGTGCACGTACTTGGCCAGATGCCGGCGCAGCCTCTTGAAGTCGCCCTTGGAGCCCGGCCGCCACTTTTTGCGCCCCTTGCCGTACGCCCAGTAGTCGCGCAACTTCTGCGCCTTCGGATCCGGGGAAGCAATCTTGACCTCAACGTCCTCGTCGAGGGACTTGCCTTCGGTGTTGGCCTGCTCCAGGGAGCCGATGCGCTGCGTGGTGTGATGATCTGCGCCCAGGCGTTTCGCCGCGCCCTTGAGCCGGCGGATGTTCGTCTTGCGCTTCTCGGGGGGCAGCTGGTGATGCGCCCCGATCGCGCCGTGCAGATCGTCAATGGACTGCAAGGCCGGGTCGTCATCGGTGTCGCCGTCGGCGTCGACCCGGCGACCCATGTTCATGTCGGGCTTGGCGCGTTTGGTTTCCACCTCGCCCGCGCGGGCGCGCATGTCGGCCGCCCACACGCCGCCGATCTGCCCGCAGTTGGCCTCAACCCAGTCCACGCCACGCGCGTTGAGCGCTTTGCCTTCGGCAACCAGCCGGGCCACCGGGCCGGGCAGGATCGCGGCCACCTCCATGATCTCGGCAGGTGGGGTGAAGGTGATCTCACCGGACTTGGTTTCAGCTATCACGGGTGCCTCCGCATCGCCCAGGGGGACGTCGAGCACATCGCCGGCCAGGGCTAGGCGCAGCGTGGCGAACCGGACCGGGCCGGCGTAGGTGAGTTGATCAGGTTTGAGCCCGTACCCGGCGGTGACGTGGTAGAGCACCGGGGAGTGCTGCTCGGGCGGGGTGGGGTAGTCGTCGTGCGCGGTGGTCACCCACTGCGCCCACTGGCGCAGCGGATCCAGGCCCGTCGAGTCGCCCACCAGGTACACCGCGCAGGGCTTGCGGTCCCCGCTGCCGTCGGGGTTGAGCACGGCGTGCCCGATGATCCGGGCGTCTACCGGGTCCAGGGCGGGGGCCGAGGCGGTGACCAGTTCGCGCAGTTGGTCGAGCTGCGCGGGGTCGAGGCTGGCGACGTCATCGCCGAGGTAGAGCAGGGTGAGGTGCATCTGCTCGGGAGGGTCGCCCCCATCGACGGCGAGCTGCCCGGCATTGTCGGGGACCAGGCCGAGGAATCCGCCCGTGTACTGCTGGTCATCGGCCATGGGTTACTCCGACGATCGGCAGCATGGGGCGCACATCGGCCTGGTAGGCGCACCACGGGTCCAGCACCCGTTCCCGGTCTGGTTGCGCGCCGTACCAGGGGTATCCGGAGCAGATCGGCGGCCGATCCGCATAGGCGGTGCAGGTGCGGGTGTGCGGGTCGAAAACGTCGCAGCGGTAGGCGTGGAAGTACTTTCCGTTGACGTCGTAGTCGCCCAGTTCGGGGATCTCGTGCCAGTGCTCGCGGGCGAACGACCCGGAGGGGCCTTCCATGTCTTCGGTGCGGAATTGCAGCCGCACGGGGTCGCAGCAGGCCCCGCAGCCGGGTGGGCAGGTGGTGTCAGTCACAGTCTTTGGCCCCGGCGTTGGGCAGATGCCAGCTGCCGCCGGTCATCGCGTCGTCGTAGGGGCAGTCGTCGAAAAACACCCCCGAGGGGTTGATGACGAACAGGGTGAGCAGGTTGTGGCCCAGCAGATCGGTGACCACGGCGGCGCGGCAGCGGGACGGGTACACCTGGATGCCGTTGAGGCCGGGCGCGCTGCCGTGTGATCGGTAGTGCACCGTCTCGCCCAGGCCGACGGGCACTTCACCGGGCGTATAGCGCATGTCGCGCATGGTGTCAGGCCGGCGGGAGACGGCCATGCTTGGCGCGCCGCGGAACGTAGAAACGCCCATGTGCCGCTGCTACACTCGGACTTGCCCTCCTGTGGGGCGAGTTGAGGTGCTTCCAGCCCTCCTCGCCGCTCCTCGGGAACGGCCGGAACCGGGACAGCCCCCTCATTGAGGGGGCTGTTCGCGTTGTGGGGTTAATCCCGGTGGCAGACCAGCACTTTCGCTATCACGACACAGCGATAGCTGGCGTCGGCTAAGCGAAGGCCCAGCCACACAGCGAACACCAGCGCGGCCACCACCAGCAGTACCCAGGCTGCGGCGCGCAGATAGCCATGCATCACATCGTTTTCCGGCAGTCCGAGCACACCCCGAACACGTAGGTCACCCGGCCGAATTGCAGGCGTGCGCACACCAGGTGGTCGTCGGGTGTTTCGGCGCAGATGTGCGCGCACTTGTCGCAGATGTGCGCCAGGGAGTGGCTGGCGGGCATGTTGGTGAGATGCGCGCAGCCGGGGCACACGACCATGTGCGCCAGCCAGGCCACCATGTAGACGGGTTTACCGCTGGCGTAGGTGGGCTGGTGGGTACAGGTGTCGAAGTCGCCGTCTTGCCAGGTTTGCAGCTGCGCGGCCAGTTTGTTGCGCAGCCACAGCGGCAGGTCGTCGAGGGCTTGGAAGTGCGGGTCGGCGCGCCACGGGCTGTGGTTGCGCTTGCCTCGACCTTTGATTTTCTGAGCTTTCCTGCTCATTTCAGGCCTGCCAGTTCGCGCACGACTTCCAGGGCGCGGGCCTGGTCGCGGGCCACGCTGGGTTGGATCAGGGCGCGCCGGGCGCGCAGGGTGGTGGGGTTGACGTACTCGTCGTCGTGGGTGGAGTCGTCGCCGCCGCGGATGCGTTGGTGCCATTCGATGAACTCCAGCATGGTCTGGTAGTCGCCCCAGGCGGTGCCGACGATGCCGCGGTTGGTGTCGCCGTGGCGGATCACCATCATTTTGTCGATCTTGTTTTGGTGGCGGGTGACGGTGCCTTTACCGTCACCCTTGATCGGGAATGCGCGTTCGATCATGTCGCGGAACTGGTCGTCGGTGGTTTTCACCGCGAGCAGCTGGTTGGCCTCGTAAGTGGCGGTTTTGATGGCGGCCACGCTGTTGGTGAGGACTTCACCCGCGTAGCGGTGGCGGGCCTCTACGGAGGAGGTGTGGCGGATGATGACCCGGTATTTCTCCTGGGCCATGGCGGGTTGCTGGTTGGCGCATTCCACGCGGGTGCCGGTGGGGGTGAGCAGGTTCGAGCCGGTGCCGTGGCTCATGAACGCGGCAATGTAGGCGTCGACTTTGTCGCCACCGAAAGACAGCTGGTGGGGCAGGCGCATGGAGATGAACCCGCGGGCGCCGCCCAGGCCGTAGGAGGTGACGTCCATGTAGCCGGCCCGGTCGAACACCGCGCCGGTGCGCCGGGCTACGACGTCGAGGACTTCGGCGACCTGCTCGTACTGGTAGGGGGTGAAGTCGTCGCCGACGACGATGCCGGGCAGGGCTTCACCGTTGCGGTCGTCTTCCAGCAGCCACTTGCCGCGCACAGGCTTGCCGTTGTGCAGGACGGGGACTTTGCGGACGTTCATGCCGGCCATGCCGGCGGTGACGAGGGCGTGGTAGGCGGTGTCGGATCCGCGGACGTCTTCGCCGAGGATGGCGAGGGCGTCGGTGCGGGCGGGTGCGGTCATGGGTGCCTCCTGGATCGACCGGAATCTATTGGGCATCTGCGCAACTAGTATAGCGCGCGTGCCTGACAGTTTGGCTAGAGGTCGCGATACACTGGCGGTGTTCCGGTCGATTCCACGGAGGTAGCCATGCCCGAGTTAACGCAGTCCACCATCATCGCCGTCGCCAACGATGCCGTACGGCAAATCACCGAACTCCGAGACCAGGTTGCCGCTCGCGAGCAGGTCATCACCGCTCAGCAAGCCCAGCTCGACGAAATCCGCGACGCGCTGAGCCTGCCCAACTTCACCCACGAAGTCGTGCTGTACGAAATTCGCGACGACATGGCCACCCGGGCAGAGATCCGCGAACTGCTCGGCTTGATCTCCACAGCCAGCAACACCACCGTGCTCGAAGCACTGCGGCAGCTGATCGAGCGGCGCGGCTGATGGCCGCCTACGACCCGAAAGAAGACTGCCTCGTCTCCGTGCACGAGGCAGCCCACAGCATCGCCTGCTACGCCCAGAAATTCCAACCCATCGAAGCCCACATCTGGCTCGTCAACGCCGGCGGCTGGTTCACCGGCGGCGTAGTCGGATGCGGCGTCACCTACTTCACCGGCGCCAGCGAATCCGACCGCTACGGCCTCGCCGTCGTCTGCTACGCCGGGGCCGCCGGTGAAGCCCTCCTAGAGCACAAAGTAGAAGGCATCAGCATGCGCCGGGCCATGCAAAACGCCATGCCCGGCGCCGGCTCCGACTACGCCGCCGCCCAGGCCCTCTACCAAGACCACCCCATGCGCGGGCTCGTCGAGCTACCCATGGCCCGGCAAGAAGCCGCCCAGTTCGTCGAAGACAACTGGCCCGAAATCGAGTTCATCGGCCGGGCCATCCGCATCGAACGCAGCGTGCACTTCCGGCACCAGCGCGAACGCATCCCCCAATGACCGAGTATCAGTCCTGGTAGCGTGGGGAGCGAAGGCCAGCGCTCACTTTGCTGCTTTCATCCCCCCCGCGGGGGCCCCGTTGCCGAGGCTCGGGGCCCCTGGCATTTTTACGGACACTCACCCGGTGCGGGGCCTGGAGCGCCATCCCCACTCCGAAAGCCAACCCAGCCAACGCCAGTGTCGTCAGCAGCACCCACCCCAAGATCGCCAATGACTCCCACATTCGGCTAAGACTGCGCCATCGTCTCGACAGGCGCCACCGGAACGGCCACGATCAACCCGTCAGTGACGCTCACCACCGACAACGCCACCCCCGCGCCCAGCACCACCGCACCCGATCCGGCCACCCCCACCACCATGCCCGCCGGGATCGCAACCGCCAGCTGGGCCGCGTTGACCGCGGTCGCCACGCCCAGCGCCAGCGCCAGCGTTTTCGGCCACGAAATCCGCTGACCCGGCGTCACCACCGGCAGCTCGTCCAGAGTGCGGTAGGCCACCACATCCGCCGGCACCCGAACTGCCGGCACCGAAATATCACCCACGCTCGGATCCTCATTGGTCACCGCACCCACCGGCGCCGCCCCCAGTAGTTGCCGCGCCGCGCCCGGTGTGCCCGCCTCGGTCAACTCCACCGCATGCGACCAGCCCTCCAGGGGCTTGACGAACAGCAGTCCGCAGCGGCAATTCTTTGATATGATGCCTTCTGCTGTGTAGACCCCGGTTCCGGTCTGGAGGGTGTAGACATGTCCGCTGAACGGATGGCGACGTACATCAACGATGTAATCCGGCTCTATCGCGCCGGCCACACCCCGGCACGCATCGGCCAGCAGCTCGGCATACCGGGACCAACTATCCGCGCATGGCTGGTCAAGACTGGCGAGCCCCTTCGAGGACTCAGTGCCGCATGGCGCCACCGTGAGGACTTCCATGTGCTCGATACCGATGCGCTGAGTACCCGCTACCTGGCAGGCGAGTCGGAGCAGTCTCTCGCTGCCGTCTTCGGTGTAGACCGCAGCACGATTCGTCGGCACTTGATCGAAGCTGGCATCGATCCCCGTGGCCGCAGTGACGCTAACCGTGCTCGCTGGACCGCTCTGGACGGTGAAGGCCGCGCCGCGCTGGTTCGTGAGGCTCACGCCGCTGCTCGCGGCCGGATAGTTAGTGATGGGGAGCGGGCTCGCGTCGCTGCGGGTCGGGAAGCATTGACCTGCTTCACGTCTCCCTGGGAAGTCGCGCTCGCTCGCTTGCTCGATGAGCGCGGGCTGGCGACCGAACCGCAGCGGGCGGTCGGCCGCTACAACATCGACCTCGCCTGTTGGCCGGTCGCCATAGAAGTTCACCGCACCACGACCTATCCGATGACCTACCATGGCAATGCTCAGCGCGCTGTGGATCTGCTCCAGTGTGGCTGGCGCACCCTGTATGTCTGGATCAATCCCCGTACCGACCTGCTCACCGCGGCGTGCGCTGATCACACAGTCACTCTCGTGCAGCTCGCCCAGTGCAACCCAGCCGCGTTCGGTGAGTACAGGGTGATTCGGAGTACCGGTGAGGACGCGACCCGTCACGGTGTAGATGGTGATGACGTCACCGACGTAGGGCGCTCGGAATGACGCCTCAACATCCGGTGCGCTCACCTCTGTACCGCCGATGAAGCAGTTGGCGACTTCCCCGATTCCCTCAGGTAGCACTTCGGGATCGCCGGGGAACCGTAGACGGAATGCACCCACCTGGTATTTCCAGCCGATCGGCCGCTCTTGACCATCAGCAACACGATGGGTTGGTCTAACTTTTGGATCTCTCTTCGAAATCCACTGCATGTGCGTCACGCCCATGGCTTTCGCCGCCGCCAGGGCCGCATCCCCGGCCAGCGCGGTGGCCAGGGTGCGGCCATAGACCTGCGTCCAGTTACCGCCCCGGCGGGCCGCCGCGAGCACCTGATCGATCACCGCGTCCAGATCCTCGGCGGTGGAGTTCGCGTCCAGGATCACTGCGCGCACCATGGCGGCCTGCCGGCGGGCCACGCCCAGCATTTGCTGCACCGCCGAATCGACCGCGCCCTCCACCTGCTGCCAGTCGAAGGCCGCCAGCCCGACGTTCGGACGGCCTAGGGAGCGAGCGACGTGACTGGCGGCGTCGGCGACGATACGCAATCCCACCGGCCGCACCGCGTCAGCGATCTCATCGACAGTCTTATCCGGGAGGAGGTAGTCGCCGTCGAGGGCTTTGGTCTCCACCCGGCTTCTAGTAGCAACAGAGCCACCAACCCCCACCCCTGATACGGACTTCACCTGATCGGACCAGAATCGGGTGCCTTTGCGGGCTTTCGGCCCGCGCAACCGAGCGGACAGGACACCACTGAGGCGATCGTTGTAGCCGGCGATCGCTGCCGTCATCGCGGACACGGCCCGGTCTACCCGCGCCGCCGCATCATCAGCCAACGCGTCCCGGATCGGTCCGTGCGGCGGATCCGGGGGCGCCTCATGCACCATCGCCTGCGCGATCGGCAAATCCGGCAGGGCATCAGCGCCCAGCAGGTCGCGCGCCGCGCTGCTCACCCTCCAAGGCCTTCATTTGCGGCGCGGCGGTGACCTGCCCCCCGGCTGGGCGCCGGTCCGCACGCGCCAGCACCCGCTGGTCGGCCGGATCTCCGCCAGGACTGCCGGTGTCGCCCGGCGTGCCACCGGTGCTCGCGTCGGCACCCCCGTCGGGCCCGGCCAGCGCCATCGGTTCGGTGCCGTCCAGCAGTGCCGCGGACGGGTCCAGGCCCCCGAAGTTGGGGGGCGCCTGCCCGTCGAGCTCCGGTGGTGGCGGCTGACCGCCCAGGGGGGCCTTGCCGGCGGCCTCGGCGTCCCCGTCGTGGGCGGGATCCTCGTCGCCGACGGCGAGCCGACCCGGCGGGATCCACAGCACGCGGGTGGCGGGCACGTTCCACGGGTCGAGGTCTTTGATCTCGCGGACCTCGTCGATGGTGATGATGCCAGCGTTGAAGTCGGCGATCGCGCGATCCTCCCGGGCCCGCTGGTAGCGGCCGAGCACCCACACGTCACTGACGTCGTGCGACAGGTAGGTGTCGTCGTCGTAGCCGCCGGGGGTGAGCACGTCCAGCTGGGTGTCGAGCATGTCGAAGGTGGGCAGCATGCCGTGCTCCCACGCTTTGGCGTAGTCGGCGTCAGAGTTGTCGAACGTCTGCCCACTGGAGTCCGACACCACCGACTCGGGCAGCCCGAACGCGACACAGATCTCGCGTTTGGTGCGGTCCATGGTGTCGCCCCACTGCATCTCCCGCGGGGTGCCCGACGTGTCGGTCCACGTCATGTCGTCAGCCTCGATCGCCACCGTGCGCGCGGCGTTCTCCGGTGCGTTGAACCGGTTTTCCAGGGTGGTGATGAACTGGTCTTCCACCGGGCCTTTGATGGCGAGCACGCCGCCGGGGCGGCCGTCCTGCTGCATGAATCGCCGGTTGTACAACCTGGCGTAGCGGTCCAGGTCGGTGGACAGGGCCGCCGCCTCCATGGGCGACATGCCGCGCTCGAACATGGTGGGGTGCGGTGAGCGGACCCACACGATGCCCGACGGCTGGTCCTCCGGGGTGGCGTTCGGATCGAATGGGGGCCGGTAGTCGAAGTAGGGGGCCCCGTTGGCGGCGGCGGTGGTGATGCGAAACGACTCGATCGGCGTGATGGCGCCGACCTCCAGGGGGTCGGCGGGGTTGCGCTTGCGCCGGCCGGGCACAGGCAGGATCCGGTCAGGGTCCAGGAGGTACAGGGAGTGGATGGATCCGCGCCGGGAGCGCACCGCCTCGATGAACACCCCGCGGGAGGACAGCAGGTATTGGGCGAGGAGCCGGTGGCGCCACAGTTTGGCGACTTCCCACGCGTTGGCCCGACGGTTGAGCCGATTCAGCAACGTTTGCTGGTCTTTGTCCAGTTCGCCGGGTTTGAGGATGGGGCCTTCGCGGGGGTCGTCTTTACGCAGCACGATCCGGCGGGTGCGCTCATTGGCGGCGATGAACTCCACACAGCGGAACACATAAGGGTTGAACCCGTAGCCCTCCCGCACCGCGCGGTCGACATCCCATTCGACGGTGTAGGGCTGGCCGGGCACCACATAAGCACGCGGGCCGGACACGATGCGCGAGTCCAGGGAACCCTGACCGGTGACCCCGGCGAACATGCCGCGCAGCGCGGGGAACCATGTCTTGCTGGCGCTGGCGCGGGCCACGCTCACCTCCGATGATCGGGCGAGTCAATGTAGCCACGCGGCGGGGGCCTCAATGATTCGACGCGCCGGGCATAAGCCGCGGCGCGTCGAAGGGAGTGCGGGCACAGCTGTTGGTGTGGTGTCCCAACGCCCGCTGGTGATCGTAGCGCCTATTCGGTGCTGGCCGGGGCCCTGTACGCCAGGGCGCGGGCCGCGGCGGCGAGCAGGCCCGCGAGGCCAAACCCCACGGCGGAGAGGCCGATCAGCGCGTAGAGAGACCAGACGGCGAGGACGACCGCCGCAACGGTGCAGATAATTGCGGCCAGTTCTCGGGCGAGCGCCTCGCGACGCGCAGCCCGGAGGGCAGCGTCAACTTCTGGCGCTGCTGGACTACCAGATGGGCGACCATGGTCACCAGCTCCGGTCGCAGTGGTAAGTGGACCCGGCCTAAGTGTGTCGTCAGTTGGAGCAACCCGCATCGTGATCCCCGCAGTGCTCGGTGGCGTGCCATGGCAAGCGCAAACCTTCCAGTCGTGTCCCCTCGACCTGTGTGTGCCCTCGACACGACGCACCCCCCGGTTGCCCTGCCGGGGGGTGTGGTCTGTGTTAGATGCTGGAGAGCATGTGCGCTAGCTAAGCATGGTTACGCTCAGGATTCTGCACGTGCACCGCGCCCGTACTTGCGGTTCAGCCGGTTGGCGGATTCAGCACCGCCAAGGCCTCATCTGCGGGTAGGCGGGCAGCTTCGTTGCGTAGCCGGCGGTTCTCTGCTCGTCTTGCTTTAATGGTGGCGTCCATGGGCGGCATAGCAGCCCTCCGTTTCTTCGAGAATGGTCGCACGCCGGTCTTGAAGCCGGCGGCGGGCGATGTCGATTTGTGCTTCCTGCCGCTCCAAATCCATGAGCAGGTTCCTGATCAAAACCAGCTCCGGATGCTCAGCGGGGGCAGGACGTTGCGCACGGGTCACCGGGAGATCACGACCAGGGTGGCCTTGCATGGGGTGAGGTCGACGGTGAGAGGCCCGTAGAAGGCGCAGTCGTCGAACTCGTCAGCTTCGGTGTGCGCGTTACCGCAGACGGGGCAGAAGTGGTCGCGGCACACGGCGTCACCGTCGTCGGTGAGCCCGGAGTAACCGGTGGCGTCGATCTTCGCCAGGCCGCCGTTGCGGCTGATGACTACGGGCACGACGGCGCTACAGGGCCGAACGGTGCACTGCTCCAAGGTGAAAGACATTGGTGTCTCCTCAGGTGAACTTGCCGGAACACCCGCGAGCCTACCAGCGCACTCCCTCAGGGACAAGCATGGCGCTGTCTGCGGTGATGTCCTTCTCAAACAAGGCCCCGGACAGCCGCCAATCACAGTCAGCGGTCGCGACATGCTCGAACCCTAGAGACCGGTAATGCTCATGCAGCCGCGTGTTCGTCTTCGAGCAGTCCAACCGCAGATACCGCACCCCCGCCAGGCGGGCCAGCCACGCGCCGTAATCCACCATCGCCGCGCCAATCCCGTTACCCCGGAAAACCGGCCGCACCGCCATACGCACCAGGTAGCGGGCATTGAACAACTCCCCATGGCCGCGCGGCCAAAAGTGCGCGAAATCCAGATCCGGCCAGTGCGTGCACCCCATGCACGCCACCGGCGTACCCCGGTAGCCATCGGTGAAGATCCACAGTTGCCCGATCTCGGCGTAGCGGCGCAACTCCTCAGGCCGGTTTTTCTCCACATCCGTCGGCAACGGGTTAGTGAAGCTCGCCGGCCACTGCCCCGTGATGCCCTTCTCCCGCAACCACGCCGCGGTCTCGTCCAGCATCTCCAGCACCCTTGACACCTGGGAGGGTGTCACCACTTCCGGGCACAGCCGGGCCCGGTCGATGCGCACACGGTCAGTCATCACGGCCCCCCGTCAACGCCTGCCGCGTCGGGGGCAGCACCGGACGATGCACCCGCAAATCCGGCTGGTAGCCCAGCACGTAGGTGACCTCACGGTGCAACTGCTCGGGCAGCACCGCCAGAACGTGGTTAGTGACCGACTGGGCATCACGGCGGGCGTCGCGCTCGCGCAGCCACGCGCGGGCCGCCAGGCCGGCGGCCACGATCGCGCCCACCACAATGAACGTGATCAGCACGAACCATCCGCTGTTGTCGCTGGACTGGTTAATCACGGGCACGACGACGGGGCCCTGCTGCTGCGGGGCGGCCGGCTGATCCGAACCGAACCCCAAACACCCCGCCACGAAAAATGTTGCCGCGATGCCCACGGCCAGCGCGAGTAATCGCCTCATGATGCTGTCTCCCTCACAGTTGGTACGTCTCTACAAGGCTGCTCGTGATAAACCACAAGCATGAATCGATGCGACGCCATCACGTCATGGGTGCAGCGCACCGCGATCCCGGCGGCGTCGTAGGAAGTGCGGCAGTTCACGAGTACAGGCATGCCTCGGTGAGACATGCGCAGTACCGCCGCCTCAGCCGGCTCGGGTGAGCGCGAGCTGATTTGGTCCTCATCGGCCACAATCTGGTGACCGCGTTCCGCCACGATGTCTAGTGGCGAGGGTTTGTTGAGATCAACAGCATCGCCATGGCCGGTAATGGCTAATTCAGTCCCGGCAGCAAGTGGGCTGCCGTCGTTGAGGTACATCGGAAAATATCCAGTAGAGATCATCACTGGTTCGCCATCGATGTACCTGATCCGACGTCGTGCTACACACTCGGCGCCGTCAGCAAGATTGAGATGTTTCGTGACGTGCGGTGGCGGAGTACCGATGAGCACCGTGAGATCGTGACCGCCGACAAGGCCTTCGTTGGCCAGCCATGTCCGCCACACGTCGCGAGTAGTGTTGCCGCGCTTGTCGATGGTGAGCAGGGGGAATCGGCGCCGCTGATCCTCGCGCACGTGCCAGCCGTGGCCTGGGATGGAGACGATGAGTCCCATCTCAGCGAGGTAGGTTAGCGCGTTGCGCGCGGTGAGGTCGGAGACTCCGAAACGCTCGCAGAGCGCAGCGATGGTAGGGAGGCGAGTGTCGTGCCGATAGGCCCCGGAGGCGATTTCTTCGGAGAGGGCTTCCACCACAGTGTCACGCTTCCTCCCACTTGCCGCAGATGACATCGGTCAGCACCTCCACTTCGGTACTCGGGCATAGTGCTACAGCCACACGGCTGCCGTCACCCCGCTTGGTTTCGATCAAGCCGAAATTACTTAATTTGAGCAAGGCGGCGCGAAGGGTGATGAGCGAAACAGCAAATTTCTCACACAGGACAGCTTGACTGGGTAATCTATCTCCCTCGCGGAACTTTTTATCAATAATCAGTCGAATCATCTCATCTATAACAAATTCGACTTTAGTGCCCCGCCTAACGGGGGTAACCGCACCCGATGCCTGAATTACCCAGCCGGGACGCCTGTTGTAGCGGGGTTTTTCCGTTTGGATTACACGAACCTCTTCGTTTTCCAGTGATAATCGAGTCGGCCAGAACTCGATTTCACAGCTTGCTACCTGATTCCACCACCATTTTTCTCGGGCGTGAGCGTAGAACCGTGCCCGGATGTCGTTAGTGATCCCCACGTAGATCAACTCGCCCGCTGCGTCGCGCAGACGGTAGAGCACGTGCAGCCACGTGAACGCGGCGCCCTCTGCGTCGTCAAGCCGCATGCCGGGCAGCGTTACGACCTCTGCTGGCTCAAGCGCAGCAGCGGGCATGGTCACCTCCATAGATGTCGGTATACAATCGGTTCGCGCTTGTATCATAACGTACGCACGCTGCGCCTTCGGCCGGTTTTTGCCCGCAGGCCGCCGCCCCACTGTGAGGAGTGGACTGCATGGCCGCACCGCTCACCGCCGAGCAGGCACCGGTTACGCGCGTGCGCTACCTCGACCGCTGGGATGACTTCGGCATCGGCCTCGTCGTCATCCCGCTGGTGCTCTGGGGCGCGGCTAGCGTGTTCCTGCTCGCCAGGGCCTGCCACATCGACGCCTATGTCGCGTGGATCCCGGCGGTGGCCACCACGGGTGTCATGCTCACCACCACCCGCATGGCGATGCGCCACGGCATGCCCGCTGAGATCAAAAAGTGGGCCACCTATCTGGCCGCGTTCGCGGTGCTCGCCGAGATCATCGTGGCGGGGTTGCAGCATTCCCTGCCGGCGACTCTGCAACCCCCGGCGATCGTCATGTTCATCATCGGCTGCCTGCCCACCCTCATGGGCGCGGCCACGATCAAGGTGTGGTCCGCGGCGCACAGCGCGCAAACCGCTGCCAATGCCGCCGCCGAGCAGGCCATCATCAACGCCCAGGCGCAGCAGGCCGCGCAACTCGCCCAAGTGCAGGCGCAGCGCCAGATCATCGCCGACCAGGAGTCCGCCACCCGGCGCCGCCAGGCTGATGAGATCGAGCACGCCCGCCAGCTCGCCGCCATCGCCACTCAAACCGCGCAAGCCGAGCAGGCCGCCGCCGCTGCCCGCGAGCGGGTCAGCACCGCGCTGAACAATCCCGCGCCCGAGGGGCCGCGCAAGCGGGCCCCGAAACCGCCGGCCAAGAAGCCGACCCTGGTCACCACTGACGCGCTGGGCAATGTGGCCAAGCCGTCCCCGAAGCGGGATGCCGCGCTGCGCTACCTGATCGACAACGCGCACCGTCTCGGTGAGGTGACCGGCGCCGAGGTGGATCGGCACATCGGCGCCAACTCTTATGCCCGCCGCTACCTCGACGAGTGGGTTGCGGCTGTTCGTGCCCATCTCAGTGACAGGGGGGCCGCCTAGTGGCTACCCAGACACCCGTCCGTAAGAGCCGAGGCCCGGCGCCGCGTTCCCCGCGGCAGCGGGCGGGCAAGACCGCCACCATCCGCCAGAAGAAGCCCAAGACGCTCAAACAGTGGGCCGGGAAACGGGCCTCCAAGTGGATGGGCAGGCATTGGTCCACGCAGGCGATCCGCGGTGTCTACCGGTTCGGTTCGCGGGAGGCCCAGGGCATCCGCAACCGTAAACAGGCCCGCAAGACGGGACGGCCGGCGAGCATGCCGTCGCGGCGCTCCATTTTGGCCGGCAAGATGCGCGCCAGCCGGGACCGGTTGCGGGATCGGCTCAACGGCTCAACGCACTGCGGAGGGTGCGGGCAGACGTTCACCAGCCCCCGGCAGTGGAACGAGCACGCGTGCGCGCAGAACCACGGCCCGAAGGCTGCCGCGAAAGCCCCGAAGGCGGCCAAGAATGTGCAGCCCGCGAAAGCACCCGCGCCGCCGCCACAATCCCCCACCGCGGCCAGCATGGGTGCGATCGGGGCGGCGATGGCCGCCGCCGCGAAGGGCAAGGTAGATCACTCTCATCATCCTGCGCCGACTGCCCCGGCAGCTCCGTCGATGCAGCAGCGCGCCGAGGGCGCCCAGGAGTTGGGCCCCAACCATCGCCAGGCGATGCGGGTCGCCAAGGCCCGCCTGTGGCGTAAAGAGAACACCAAGCGGCGTAAAGAGACGATGCCCTGGGGTAAGCGCGCCGCCGATCGGGCCGCCCGCGAGGCGGGGGCCTTCACCGGGGCC